AAGGCAATTGCCCGCGACCGTAAGCGCAAGTTGTCGTATGTGAGCAACATTCTTGTGGTCAGCGATCCGAAGCACCCCGAGAATGAGGGCAAGGTGTTCCTGTTCAAGTACGGCAAGAAGATTTTCGAGAAGATTCAGGAAGCAATGAATCCGCAGTTTCAGGACGAGAAGCCCCTGAATCCGTTTGACTTCTGGAACGGCGCAAACTTCAAGTTGAAGATCCGTCAGGTGGACGGGTACACAAACTACGACAAGAGCGAGTTCGCTGCCCCCTCTGCGCTGCTCGGCGGTGATGACGCTGCGCTTGAGAAGTTGTGGAAGACGCAGCACTCCCTGAAGGAGTTCACTGATCCGAAGTCGTTCAAGTCCTATGAGGAACTGAAGGCTCGTCTTGAGGTTGTTCTTGGCGGCAACATCCGTGCCACGATGACGGAAGGTGCTGCAAAGGGCGGTGCTGAAAAGGCATCGTTTGATGACGAGGACGAGACTCCTGCTCCTGCTGCGAAGAAGGCTGCGCCGCAGCCTGTGAAGAAGCCGTCCAAGGAAACCGTCAGCACTGACGATGACGATACCGAGGATGCGCTGTCCTACTTTGAGAAGTTGGCTAGCGAAGACTAAATACTAGCAGCCTTCGGTTTCGCAGCAAGGGGCGCACTTCGGTGCGCCCCTTTGTTTTTAGAACACATGAGATGCGGCTTGCATCGTCCTGATTGTTGGATCGTTGTTTCTAATCCGTAGATCATCGTTAAAGTTGTTGATGTTGTTTGTCACATTCGAACGGATGCTTGCGTTGTTTACTGTTGGATTGGATGGGGGACCGCTGGCGGAAGACAGCGTAGCGTCTTGGAATGCGTCTTGTTCTGCTGCAACCTGATTCGCCATAGCACCAACACTGGTGTTTGGAGCCGATGGTGCAGAGATGGTTCCCGTTGCAGTTGTGCCGTCAACTGCTCCTTCGGGAGTCTGACCTTCTGCTCCAGTTTTGGGAGCAGTGGTTCCTTCATCCACAGAGATCATTGATCCTATTCCTGGAATGGAAGCCACCATATCGTAAATTCCTTTTCCGCCAATAGCATCTGCAAGTAGTCCAGCCAGTGTTTCTCCCACCCACGCTCCACCCATCGTACCAATAATTGTTCCGATTCCAGGAATTGGAATGAGTGATCCTGCGGCTCCTCCTATCACGGAACCAATTGCAGATCCAACAGTTCCTACTATTGATCTGCCTATCTTGTCTTTCTTTTCTTCTGCTGATAGGCTCGGGTCGTTTTTGATACCCATTATCTCCACTATTCCCATTATGGCACTGATTGCAGCACCAAGACCTGGAAGAGATACTATTCCCTTGACAATTTTTCCTGCTCCAGATTTTACAGAGTCTTTTATGGCATTCATGGGGTTCAGCGATGATACTGCGCCCTTTGTCCAATTCCAAGCACCAGACAGCCACCCGCCAGCACTGCCCGCTGCGGATGATGCTGCACTTCCAAGGCTAGATGCAACAGAACCAGCACCTCTTCCAACAGCGGATGCTGCGCTTCCTATTCCGCGACCAACCGTACTGGCTGCTCTACCGATTCCGCGACCAACAGAACCAGCGGCTCCGCTGATGCCCCGCCCAACAGAACCAGCGGCTCGGCTGATTCCTCTTCCAACACTAGATGCCATTCTCCCCACTCTACTATTCTTAAGAGCGTTCCATGCACGACCAGTCATTCTTCCAAGTCTGCTGCCCTTGACTCGTCTGAGTAGTCGTTTAGCGGCAATCCTTCCGCGCCGTAGCATTCTTCCAAAACCAGTTCTTCCAAATCTGCTACGGCGACCACCCATGAAATCCATCATGTCCATTGCCGAACTCAACAGTCCGCGACCACCACCGCCACCCGCTTTACCCACCGTCTTTGACATCTTTTCAAGCATCTTGCGAATGGAAACTATTTCCTTGTAGATGCCTTCTATGGTCTTGGTGGGGAACTTGGATGCTTCGAATTCTTCCTCTCGCTTGCTTGTAGCGCCAGTGCTGCCGTCACCACCAAGAATTCCAGTGATGGAAGATGCTCGTACACCGCCCTCTACTGCTGCACCTTTTCTGGTCAGTTGTCGCTCATACGCACCCATCTGTTCCTGTGCTTGTCTGCGTTGGCGAGCAAATCCACCAAGCAAACCCCCGACCACAGGAATCTTTGAAAGCAGTCTTTCTGGTAGCGACTTTCGGAAGTCCTGTATCTGTTCTTTTAGATACTCCGAGAATGACGCTTTCTTTCGAAGTTGATCTTCTACTGGTTTTACTATTTCGTCAAGTTTTTGTGTGATGGCGGCAGAGTCCGCAGACCTCTCTGCTAGTTTTCTAATGACCTTTATCTTTTCGTATATTTGCTTTGCTTCATCTGTTTCAGCAAATTGAGCGTCAATAGATAGCCCTTTCGCCTCTCGGAGAAGAACGGAAGCGGCTACAGTGAGTTGGCTTGGTTGCTGATTTTTTCCCGATGCTTCAGCCAGTCCTATTGGCGGAGGAGGAGCAGCAGGCGCAGCAGCAGAAGAGGGAGCAGAAGTGGCGGCTCGTATATCGGATAGTCTTTGTCCAGATTCCAATGGCATAAACTGACCTTTGGCGGTTCTCTTTTGCCGCGCAGCCAGTTGCCTTCTAATATCAGATTCTGAATACCGTTTAGCCATGAGACTCCCTTTAAGGCATCATGTAGGGGTCACATCCGCTTGTTTTTGCCCATCCGCTCCCGTTCTTTTTTCAAATGGGCAGTCAGCATCTGTATGTATACCTCTCTCTCCCAAGGAATCAGGTTTTCTAATTCCTGTAGAGAGTACTTATGGTGCTGCATCAGCATGAAGTTTAGTTGGTAGTACGCCCCCAAGTCATTGTGACAGAGGGCTAGTGAAAAAAATCAGATACGCCTTTCACTTCAACACTGACCGTTTCTTTGCATTCTGGGCACGCATATTTGAACTGATACAGTAGTTCGGGTACGCTACCGATAAAGTCTATGATTTTTGTGAACTGATCTGGCATTAGGTTGTCTATAAAATCAGACAGTTCCTTGGGATTGATGTCTTTTGCTTCGTATACCTGATCGTTCAGGATCACGGATTCGATGCACCGTTTTGCAAGTTCAAAAGCAATCTCTACTTCGTTCTTTGAGTGGTCTACATCGTGAATGGACGGGTATCGAAGAACAATAGACAGCGTGTCGCTGATCTTGATTGTGGGATCGGCGGTTTCCTTCTTCTCTTTTTTCACGGTGATTTCGTCCAGTTTCACCTTGATGGAAACCTTCTTTCCGCACTTGGAGCAAGTCACCTCTGGCTTGGCTTCTTCGCCAATAGATTTTGCTCTGATCTGTAGGAAAGCGTACTCTGCGTCAGCAGAGCATAGTTTCTTTGTGTCTAGTGTTCCGTTGGTGCAGACGAGAATGACATTTCTCATTGCATCGTTGATCTGATTCAGATCCTTTGATTGCAATGCAAGCAGCAGTATCTTTTCTTCTTTGACCAAGAACGGTCGGAACTTGCACACGGTTCCTGCTATCGGCAGGGTCATGGTGTATTGTGGCAATGCGGCAGAGGTCAGGTTCAATGAGGTCATGGCAATCCTTTTCAATATAGAGTTGTCTGGTATTTATGCAGAAGTCAGGGAGTATTTGCGTCCCGAAGCAGAGAGAATTTCGGAACAGGGTCTGGAAGCACATCGTTTAGTAGAATAGAGGGTGGTTGATTCGGTTGAACCACGGGAACGGGAGCAGCCAGCATGGGTGGAGGCGTAACAGTACCAAGGTACACTGGCGAATATTTTCTGAAAGATAAGGTAACTTCTGTTTTCAGAAAATCGTTGTCTCGGTCGTACCCCATTTGAACATCGCTAATTGCCTTTGGATACACTTCTTCCACCACATACCTTGCCGTTGGAGTATCTGTCTTGTCCAAAACGGTGATTCCCATGCCTGTGATGTAGGTGTCGTAGAACGAGAACTTGTAGTTTACTGGATTCACGATAGAGTCTAGCCACCGTTCAAAGAACACGCGCTCTCGTAGATCGGCTGACAAGATTATAGAGATGTTCATCTCTCCACTGTATATGGGTTCATACGGCATATTTCGTGCGGGACCGTAGTATCTGTATGGAGTGGTTGACAGCGACCGTCCAGGAATCACCACAGAGTCACAACGAACAAGCATGGATCGCATTTCGTATGGATTCCGTGAGGGGTGGCTGATCGGGAATCCAATATCAACCTCGTACCTGTTGCTGTACGCAAGACCAGAGTTCGTTATGTTTGTTACTATTTCGTTGATGTTGGACGGTAGATTAGCCATCATCTGCCTCTTCGGATAACTTTGTGGTACGAGTCTCGGTAAACGGTTACGGGTCTTGCTCTAACAAATCTGCTTGTTTCTGCTGCAACCAACTGATCCCAAAGTTGATACGGCAGAACAACGGGTCTGCGCTTCATACCGTCCCACACATACCGCCTGTAGCACGCTCTGAAGAACTTCATGGATCGTTGTGCTTTCAGGCGGCTGTAGTCAATCAGCAATCGGTTTCTCCACTCATCTCCTGCTTTCAGTACGGGTGATCGTTTGGTGATCTGCTCAAACAAAAAGGTTCGATATTTTGGGCTAAGGTAGTGAAGGTTTACACCCTCAAAACCTTCTCGCGTGACATCGCAAATAAGTACCATCGGGTACAGATCGTAATATGTATTTCGAGAAATGAAAGATTCGCTTACTGGCTTGTACTTGAAGAACACCATCTGTCCAGAGAATACCCGTGACGGTATAGACAGTTTTCCCTCATCTCTGAACAGTCTAATCAGGCGGATGTATGTCTGATCGGTTGCGCCGAGAGCAGTGGTGGTTTCTTCTATGAGAGCCTGCAATTCTTCTGATGGGTCTGTCATTTTGAACTCCTGCGGAACAAATCATCTTCGGTCAATATTTTGAATTCCCATCCCTTTGCGTCCGACACCCGTTTTGCGGCTTCCCACTTTGCCTTGTTCGTGATCCAAGTTTTTACTTCGGTAATATACGAGCGGGTGATTCGCTTTTTCTTTTCTGGTTCGCGGCACTGCTTTTTGGGTTTGATCTCTACCAGCCAGGTCTTGATGCCTTCCGCTGTTCGCACTTCCACCAAGAAGTCCACGAAGTACCTGTGTGATTTCTTGTCTACGGGACTGAAATATGGAATGACCACTTCCTCCGATGCCCATCGGAGGACATTCGGGCTGTGGTCGCAGTACTTCATAAACTTGCGCTCCCACATACTCCTATACATGATCTGTGTGGGATTGCCGATGTACTTGGACGGGTTTTCGGGACGGAAATAGCCTTTGTATGCCATACATAAATATGTAGCCATTCTTCAAAAGGAACCGCTGTAAATGTCTTCCACACCGAACTATTACAACCAAACGCAGTATGTTCCCGTTGACGGAAACGGGGAATCGAATGGTCCTGTTACGGCTACCAACCGTAGCAGCAATTACGCAAAACAAGTATTCAACTCACAAATACAAGATCCCGTTACTGCTGCTTTGGAGGGGGTTCCTAAAGGACCCAGGGGTGACCGTACCCTCCCTCGGATACTGCGATACCCTCTTGACATAGCCACTGGACAGTTGCCCCATGTCATGCAGTTCAAAGTGTTCTGGCGTTTCGAGCCACGCGATCTCAAAGAGAGTGCTGCAAAGATACAACAGGAAACGCAAAGCACGCTTGGAAATCTTCAGAGTCTTCAGCAGGCAATTGAGAGCGGAGAACTTACTCCCGAAATGATTGCTCGCGGCGGTCTTCAAGACGAGAAAATCGCTGCTTTGTTGGAAACACCTGTTGTAAATGCTGTTGATCCATCTGGAAACGGTACATTATCGTCTTTGCTTAGAAGCAATCCTTCCAAAGCAAAAGAAATGCTTGAACAAACGGTGGGGTCGTATCAGACCAGATTGACTGATATTTCCAAAGACATCAGCAACGGCATAGGAAAAATTGGCTTGGACGAGCAGGAACGCTTGCTCGTACAGAGCAGACTAAACGAAAAGATAGAGTCTACAAGTGCTGGAGATGCAGCAGTCTCTTACGGCAGTGTTGGTGCTGTTCTTGGTGGAGTTGCTGGATTTTTTATGGGCGGGTGGAAGGGTGCAGCAGTAGGAGCGGTTGGTGGTGGTGCGCTAGGGGCAGGCGCGGGAGCCGCTGGTGTTGCTGTAGCAAAAGCATTCAAGAACGATGCAGTGTACGATCAGATGGTGTCTGTGTATCTTCCGTTCTGCACAAAAATCAATAACGAAGACACTTTCCAATACGAAGACACTAGCCAAGCACTCATGCAGGGTGCAGGCAATTTTGCTGGCGCGCCAATGGAAACTTTGCGTCAGGGTGCGTATGTTGCTGCTGACAAGGGATTGCAGGCTATACCAGGAGTTGGTCGCGGATTGGCTGGAGCCGTTGGTGCTGGAACGGGCAAAGTAGTGAATCCAGTTCTTGAAAAACTGTTCAAGCAAAAGGATTTCCGCAACTTCAGTTTCAGTTGGGAGTTTTACCCTCGCAATCAGGAAGAGACTGATTCTGTTCGTGACATCATTGAGACTTTCCGATACCATTCCCACCCCGCCCGAGACTCGGATACCGAGAGCAAAGAAGAGCAGAAGGTGGAAGTCATTCTCCGCGTTCCTGCGGAATTCGAGATACGGTTCTTGTCTACCAATCCCAATCCCAATCAGGGCGGATTTGTAGAAAACGAGTACATTCCGAAGATTGCTCGGTGCGCTCTCAATTCCGTTTCCGTTGACTACACCCCAAATTCGGTGTGGAGTTCTTTTGGAAACAACGCTCCCACAGCAGTCACGATGACGCTACAGTTCAGTGAAATCGGTCTGCTCACACGCGAAGACATCAAGAAGGGCTTCTAATGGCATACTTCTCAAAGTTTCCTGTATTGCAGTATCCTGTTCGTGACGGAGAAGCATTCCGTTACGCACTGACTCGCAATATTCTTCGGCGCGTTGCGCTGAATGAAGACCTGAAGAGCGGTGACGGCATATTTCTACAGTACGATGTGAAAGACGGCGAGCGTCCCGAGCATATTGCCGAGCGAGTCTACGGAGATCCTGGTTTTCACTGGATCATTCTTCTCACGAATGACATCATTGATCCGTACCACGGATGGTACAAATCGTCATTTGCTATGGAAGAGTACATTCAGAAGAAGTACAGTGGTTTGTCTGTTTATTTTGGAACCACTGCTGGCGGATTCTACTACAGCCCAAATATTGTGAGTGGCAGCAGCCTGCAACAAGGAAGCGTGTCAACTCATGTGCTGGACTACCAACCAGAGTTGTGCAAACTAACCGTTCGTGGCGGACAGTTCAGCGAGGGAGATGCGGTTCTTGGATTGAGTGGCGGCAGTTCGGTCACTGTCACTCTGTATCGCGTTGATCCAAGTTATGTTGGCGTGCATCACTTTGAGGTGTCTCGTCCGAGCGGAGACTGCGGAGCAACCGAAACAGCGTATGTTGATCCACTGTCACAACAGAATACTAGTTATTCCGTAGTCGGTGGAGTAATAGGAAGCGAAGAGGATGAGTATCCCGCAACACAGGCTCAAGGACTGAATTATGACGGGTCTGGAACAATTGAATTGTGGGAAACCTATATCGGCAAGTACATGGGAATTTCTGGTGACAAGGTTGGATCGTATGCGGTCAGCAACTACATCTATGAAAATTCATTCAACGAGCGCAAGCGAACAATCAAGGTTCTCCATCCACGATACAAGAAACTCGCAGTGAAAGAACTTGAATCTCTGTTGAGAGTGTAATACATGGCTAACAAGGCAGTATCAGGAAACAATCTCCACAAGCCAGGCGATTATTCGCTTGAGCGGTTTATTATTACATCTATGGTTACTGGTTCGTTTGTTGATTTGAGTGATCTGTACACGAGGATTGAGATTTACGAAGACATCTTTTCAAACTATCTTACCGCCAAGATAGTGATAGAAGATTCGTACAATTTTCCAGAACGGCTTCCCATTTCGGGGCAAGAGAAGGTAGAGATATCCTTCAAAACTGACTTGGATGATTTTGAGCCTGTGGAGTTGGTGTTTAGGGTCTACAAGTTCGACTCCCATGTGATTGGAGAAACAGGAAAGACGCAGCAGTATGTGCTGCATCTTATCAGCGAGGGCGGATACTTCAACTATTCAGAGTACTGCGGATACGCACTTTCTGGATCGGTAGCGGAAATGGTGCAGTCGGTGTTCTCCAAGCACTTTCCTGATTCGGTGTGGAAAGACAGGCTTCAGGTAGAGCCAACAAAAGACAACTACTCGTTTGTGCTGCCCAGAGGAAACACCCCCTTTCGCAGTCTGAATTGGCTGTCCTCCAAAGCACACGCAAAAATAGGAAATGATTTCAGTCCGTACTTGTTCTATGAAACGATAGACGGACACCGTTTCAAGAGCCTAGCGAAAATCATAGAAGACGGTTCGGTTGACCCTATGGGATACATTTACACGATGGGCAACAACCGTGCCCTTCCGTATGAGCAGGAACGGAGCGATTTGCCCGAACTTGCAAACAGCAATATGCCTGTTCGGTATCACAAGGTACAGGATCTTGAGGAGTTAGAGAGGTTTGATGTTGCGTCCAACATAATGAACGGAGTGATCTCGTCCAAAGTTCGGGTTCACGATCTAGTTCGTAAGCAGACTCGTGATATTGAGTTCTTTGAGGGTGGTGTTTTTG